AAAGTCAGGCGTTAGTCATAGAGCTTGGGAAATACATAAACGAACTAGAACGTAGAATTGAGGCAGAATAATGGGTGATTTACAAGGAAGCACAGTAGCCAGTACCTACTCACAGCTTTTAAACGTAGCCAGTCTGGATGGCACATTTAGAAACGTAACCAACGGCAGCGGCACTGGTAGCGGATTGACTCTTTCGACTACCGGAGTTCGCGCTGGCACTCTGAATGCAACTGGTGCTGTCACATTCGATACCACACTGGGAGTCACCGGACTTATTACGGCAAGCGGAGGCGTGACTGGAAACGTGACTGGCAACGTGACTGGAGATGTAACCGGAGCGGTTACTGGCAACGTGACCGGAAACGTAACTGGTGATTTAACGGGAAACGTCACAGGCAACGTAACTGGCTCTGCTGACACGCTAACAACTGGCCGCACTATTTCCGCTACCGGAGACATAGCGTGGACTTCTCCTGCATTTGACGGCAGTGGAGATGTAACAGCGGCGGCGACTATTTCTGATGACGCTGTAACTACGGCAAAGATTTTAGACAATCAAGTTACTGGTGCAAAAATAGCAATGGGCAGCGATGCTCAAGGTGACATTTTGTATTATGACGGAACAGACTATGTCCGGCTTGGTGCTGGCACTGCTGGTCAAGTTCTTCAATCTGGTGGAGCGGGGGCTAATCCTAGCTGGGTAGATGAGACAGCACAAAACCCCTCAGTCTCTCAAGTTAGCTTCTTTGCCCCAACAGGCACTACAAGCACAACCGGAACCTTCACAGTCCCATCTGGCGTCACCAGAGTTAAGGTTTCAGTGCAGGGAGGTGGTGGTGGGGCGCAATCAACATCCACGAACCAAGGTGGCGCAGGCGGGGCTTACTTTGAGAAGACGTTTGCAGTAAGCGCAGGTGACTCGATAGGTTATATAGCTTCGGGAAAGTCCATCGCGCAGGGTAGCGGGGGAGCTAGTTCGATAACTTACGACTCAACAACCTACACAGCAAATGGTGGTGGCCGAGGGTATAGCACTGGACAAGAGGTTTCTGGTGGCAGTGTTAGTGGGTCTGTCGATATAGCTATTGCTGGCAAAAGCAATCACTACGGAGGGTTTGCTGGTTCAGGAATGTACCCTGCTTATGGAAGCGGAGGGTATAGCGATTGGTATAAGGACGATCACCAAGGACAAGCTGGCTACGTTAAAATTGAATACTAATGACACTTACAGAACTATCTAACTTTGTAACGACGAAGCTTTCGGATACCGATAGCTCGTCTGTATCTGTCTGCAAAGACTTTATCAATCGCCGCTACCAAATGATTTGGGACAGCGGCTTGTGGGATGAGACGCTAGGTGTTGCATCTAAGGCTGTAGCAGCACAGGACACAGAGATTGTTTTGGACTCTACGCCCACAGTTACCTTTTACCAAAACTCTTCTGCACCTACTACTAAGATTGATTTTCCAGTGGCTATTCGGTTTACCGAAACCGGAGACACTGACGGGGTAAATATCTTTAACGAAGAGTGGGTTACGTTTTTCCAGCTTGATCCCAATATGTGGGAGAATGTTTCCTCCCGTAGGGCTACCCCAACCAACTTTGTCAACCTCCCGAAAGACGGAAGTGGCAACTGCCGGATCAAGCCTGTGCCAGTACCGGACAGTACTGGCACTCTATTTGTGCTGGGCAAGCTGAAGTGGGTTGCACTGGGTGATAATGATTCCCCCACCCTTAATGGCATTGACAATGCACTGCTTGCCTTTGCGGAAGGCGATATGCTTGAGCGTTCGCGTCAGTATCAGAAAGCCCAGCTTAAATTTACTGAGGCTGCATCGCACATCCAGATTATGCGCGACCTAGAGAATGGTCAGAAGCAAAACATTAGCCGCATAATCCCGCACACTGAACAAGAGATTAACTTCCGAGATGTTGTAAGCTAATGCCTATACAAGAGAACAGCCAGCTTGATGATCAGATTGCTTTCGACGGGGACGTATCATTCTCCGGCGGTCAGGCAAGTAACGTGCGTAAGAACACGATTGCTGAAGGTGCTTACTCTATAGGGAAGAACACTGACTTCGACACCTTTGGCAACATTGTGAGCCGCAAAGGCGTGGCACAGCTAGTTGGTGATGTTGTTGATTCGGTTTGGGGCGACATAACGACAGCGTGGGAAAGTACCACCTTTTTGTGGACTTCTAACTTTACCGGATCGGTTAAGTCTATTGCCTATTTTGACACACCTACAGTCGAAAAGATTGTTGCAGCAGAGTCAGATACGACTGGATCAACTTACAAGATTAAGATTATTGGTGACACTGGCACTATTGGGGATACAGGCGGCACATTTAGTTCAACAGCAGATTCGGTTTACTTTGCCCAGCTTGTTGACCGGATGTATTACTGCGATGGGGTAGGGAGTCTGGCTTATGTTGATGACTCCTCTGCTTCTCAGTCAATTACCGTAGGAAAGATAACCAGTGTTGAAATGACCGACACTGGCAGTGGGTACACATCAGTTCCAACCGTAACATTTTCTACTAGCAGTGGTTCTACAGCCGCCGGAACGGCTGTTTTGGGATACGGCGGCAAAGTTCAGAGCATTGACATTACGGACGGAGGCTCTGGGTACACCGCTACAGTCCCTCCTACAGTTACCTTATCGTCTGCCCCGTCTGGCGGCACTGACGCAAAGGGTGTGGCGCACCTGTCGCAAACTCCTTCTAAGCCTAAGCTACTTACTTCCCACACTAACAGATTGTTTTGCACATCTGCCGATACCGCTATCCCCAGTGATACGCTTTACGTCAGCGACATTTTAGACGGGGAAAGCTGGGACATTATAGGTAACGCCATACGGGTTGGTGACGGTACAGGCGATCCAATAACAGCCATAGCCTCTTGGTACTCCTACAACTTACTTGTGTTTAAGGAGCGTAGCGTGTGGGTTGTTGAGGCTAATCCAGCGGCAGCAGTCGCTGACTGGTCTATTAAGCTGATTAACAATAGGGTAGGCTGTGTGGCGCACAGGTCGGTGCAGCAGGTTGGCTCTGATGTGTTTTTCCTAGCCTCCGATGGAGTGAGAAGTCTGTCTACGATTGAGTCTGGAGCGCAAACAGATGTTTCCACTCCCCTTTCCGCCCCTATAAACGATCAGTTCAAGCACAATACAGACGGGTTTCAGTCTAAATCTTGCTCTGCATTTTACGATAAGCGTTATTTAATTTCTATATGCTCTGATGGGCTTGAGGTTCCTAACCGCACATATGTTTACAACACTGAGCAGAAGTCTTGGAGCGGGTTCTGGACTGGCTGGCAACCCAATGACTTTGCGGTTACAAGTTTTAGCGGCAAGACCCGACTTCAGTTTGGCGATCAAACGGGCAAAATCTACACTTGGCTAAACTTTATTGAGCTAGATGACGAGTCTGAGAGCTTTTACCTAGACCAGACCACACCTTACGAGACTGAGTTGGTTACTCGTGCTTACAATTTTAAGGAGATATTTGCCCCTAAAACTGGGTATCAAGTTGAGTTCGATATGGACAACCAACTTGCACAAGACCAGAAGGTTAGCTTCTTTTTCCTAAAAGATATGGACGGTTACGAGTCCCAAATCTTGCAAGAAACCGGATATGAACTGGAGACTGAGGATTTAGATGACCTTACACAGACATTCCTAGGGGAGCTTGCGTCTGATATTGTGGTGGGCAACGGTAAACGTCACTTTGTTAAGGGATTTAACCTTTTGAGCAAGGGCAAGTTTGAGGACATACAGTTTGTAGTGGCTACAGACTCTGGCCGACTGTCTTTGCACTCCGTAAAAACGTCAGCATTCCCAGATACTATTAACCCACAGCGATGACACACCCAGAATCCACAGTAGAGATGGCAGATTTCCTAGCGGAGAATCTTGACTTCTGTGCTGACTGGGATCGTGATCGTTTGCTTGATTGGGTGCAGTGGTTCGTGAATAATAACCGTTATTACGCTGTCAAGGCGAAAGGGCAGCTAGTTGGGTTGACATTACTGCGGATGGTAGACACTGAAAAGCAGTGTCACGAGCATTATAAGGATACGGAAGGGGGCATTTGTTATGTGGAAGCCTGTGTAAGCAGGTTCCCGCGCTGCATTAACCGGATGTACGAGATGGTCTGGAATAGATGGTCACAGACCGCACACAGTATGGCGTGGATGCGCCATAAGTATAACAACAGGGCGACAGTTGTCGATATGGGCAAAATTAAAAGACGTTTTTTAGGATAGTAAAATGGGCAAATCAACACCAGCACCACCAGCGGCCCCCGATTATAGCGAGGCGAATCGCGAGGGTATTTTCGCAGACATAGATACGTTGCCAACGCGCCGACTGATTGAGTCAGCAGCGCGTCAGGGGACAATGGTCGAGTACGAAGACCCTCGGACGGGGGAAATGCGTACTGCGGACTTCAGAGGCTTCGGAGATATTGATCTCACGAAGGCTGAGATGTCCGGCCTGATTGATCTTGTCCCGCAGCTAACGCAAGCCCAGCTAGACAATCTCGTTGAGTTCGGCCCACAGTTTGTTAACGCACAGCGGGAGCAGATGCAGCAGCTAGACCCAGAAGG